TTTTTTTTTTTTTTTTTTCATATCACCGGGAAACCATGAGGCTGCGGGCATGGAAGAAGTTGGCCTGTCTAAGGGGGGACACGCTATTCATCGATGCACGGAGGTCATGATATCGGGTGGCTGGAGCAGATATGATGCAAATCACCCTTAGTTAGGGGCCAATGAATTATTCCGTGGGGAAGTGGTCTTCCAATCGGAGTTCTTGACGCCTGGCACAAGGAATGGACCTCGCTTTGCAAACCTCATTGAAAAGGAATGCAAAACTAATCCACCGCCCATCGTCTCAATCATGAGAGGAATGGAATCTCGGTCATGATTGAGAAACGGTAGTGCCTGTGTGGAGCCCTGAGATATGACGATTTTCTGCTGCTTAATCATTATATTCGGGATTTGAATCATACCTTAATCGGGTAGAATAAGGTTGCAATAGCTAGCTCTCTGTGGCAATGTCGTCGGAAACGTGAAAGGCAGATGACTCGGCCCCACGCTCTTCCTAGATGCATCTCGACACAGATATACCGTTCTCGGGGAGCTGCTTTATATTAGAATAATCAATTATATTTATTTTATTTTATTTTATTTATGTTTTATATTTTATATTTTATTTTATATTTATGTGGGTGGTTATATATTGGGATATGTCAAAATTCAATGGTCTAGGACTTTTTAACCTTCGTTCTCATGGTAGTGCATAGGTGGATAAGCAACCGTAGCAGGAAATAGAGAGAAAAGATAAGGAGGAGTGTGCCAATGCCATAGAGAATATATTTGAGGATATAATCCCAAGTCATGCCACCGAGTGAAAAAGAGGTGAAGGTACCGAAGCGGTCATTTCCTGCAGCGCCCACAATGGTGTCGGAGATAGCCCCGACATCACATTGCGTAACAACTGCAGTAATGGCGATTGGTTTACCGTTAACTCTAAGGGTGAACTCAGGTGACGAGGCAGTGAAATTACATAGGTGAGAATCTTTAGTGTGAGAGCAAGTGGAAGCGCCGAAAGTGTTGAGAGAATCAGTGATTTGATATGAATGAGAATCTATGCCTTGGATGGAACATTGCATTTGATTATTTGTGAAAAGACAGCCTTTACAGTTGAATTTAAGCTGGTCAGGGTCGCCTTCTATGATGGAGACATGAGCGGTGGCGGCATATGCAAAATGTATGTTAACAGCTCCGAAATCGCAATGATGCGGATTAAGGAGCAGCCCATACGATAGAGCATCAACCTCATCGCTGTATGTAACGCCATTTAATTTAAGCGATCGCTGCTGACGGGATGTGATTGTTGAGATGTATGCCTGATCATAATTACATTGAACTATAGCGCCAAGTGGGTCATAACTACGGATGGCTTGCTGGATTGTTGCAAAATTTAATTTATAATCTAAAGTTGGATATCCGTCATATTTAATATCAGCTGTTGCTAAGCCAGGCGACATCCATGCGTTGTTATTGCAGAAGTCACCAGTTGGAACTGTCTCAGCTTGATAACTAAAGAATGATCCAGCAGGCGCGGCATATTTACCGGGCACGTCATAAAAGAGATGTTTAGGATATGTCGTGCCTTGGGTAAAAAGCGCACCAACTTTGAAAGTTGTCTTTGCTACCTGGGGATGAGCGATATTAAAGCTTATTGTTTCAAAATCGGCTGTATAATTTCTGTAGTCAGTTGTTATTGATGTACAGGCATTGGTTTGGAGATCACATATTTGGAATGCAATGTTATTAATAGAACACTCAAAGGCTGCGATCATGTCACCGTTGATGTCCCCTGAAATCCAAGCGGCGCCAGCAGCGTGGCCATCATTGATGGTTGCGCAACCGTGATTGAAATCTGCAAACCTGGTGTCGCAGTCTGCTGAAACGGGGCATAAGCCACATTGGAGGGGATTGGATGGATTGGCGACGACATAATCGTTTGAGGTATGCTGACCTAAAGGATTGAAAAGATAATCTGAACTATTCTTGCAAGATCCGGTGTGGAGGCATGACCAGTTGATGCGAGCGTCGCAGAGCTTAGGTGGAAGAGAGGTGTAGAGATAAGCGCATGATGAGGTGTAACTTGGATCACGGACTACATAACTAGTTGTGACCGGGAGATAGCCTTCGATGTTAAGGTCAACTGAAAATTGGGCACCATCATAAATTGGAATGACACCAGTATATTCAAGATCGAGGAGACACTGGTTGCCAGAACATGATGTTGATTTAATCTCGGGGGTTGATTTGAATGTAGCGGGAGAACCTCTAACACGCGCCTGTCCGGGAGCTAAGGCCGAAGCAGGGCTTAGGAGTGCGAATAATGCCATGATATAGATGGGGGACCAGAGGAAGAATGTCCGGCCAAGCATAGGGCTATGAATGTAGATTTTGTGAAGACGGGCGTGAACTTTGAGGTGTTTGGTATCAAGCCCACAAATTTTACACCCTGACTTGCCAGCCATAAATCGCTCTGGAATGGTGTAGCCGAGATAGGTAGTCTTAGTGTAGAATATGTATTTGATGTTGGCCCAGATGGTTGTGAGAATAAAGAGTAGTAGATAAAGTGCAAGAAGAATGTATCCGATACTGCCAAGTAATACTGCAATAGCCTGATAGATGTAGGAGAAATGTAGTAGGTCGAATTGGGATTTAAGGATACTATTATATGGGGTATGCTTATTGTGTGAGAGGTGTAAAAAACCTGGATCACCAGCGATGTAATATGAATGCCCCTGCTCTTTTGTGAGATAGACTTTATTATCTACTGAGTCAATGCATGTGACTGAGTGTGGGCCATCATATGGGATTTTGTGTGAACAGATGGAAAATCTGAAAGTGCTGTTGGTTCCACATATTAGGGTTGTGTCATTGATGTTACATGTGACACCGGGAATACCAAGGGAATAGGGGCTGTTGTATTTAACCACAGGTATTGTATAAGCTGCAGAATCACAGATACTGTCATAAACTGGAGTGCCCATATCAGTGATAATTCCATGATCATGGAAAGGACCAATTGATTGTGCTTTACCACATTTTGAATACGTACCGATAGATGCTGCAGCTGAGACTTTACCAAGGTATAATCCATTGCCAAATTTAGGTTTGAATCGATAGTAATCGTATCTTTGGAAAATGTAGCCGGATGTGTGTGTGCCGATATCAGGGTAACCGCTAATTGGTGGAGCTGGTGAGCGAACTGACCAGTCGACCTCATAGCAGAGACCTTTGTAGCGTAGTGAGCGAGGTGTTGGACAAACGCCGGGCATTGTTTGAGCCTTGGCAACAGGATGACCGAATTGATGGTATGTGGCTTGATGGGAGTAGCGTGATGCGTGGGCATTATATTCAACTATTAAATAATCAATTGCATTTTCAGTTACTGGTTCTAGGGGATAAAATCCACGTTTGGTTAGAAAGTGGGGGAGATGTCTAAATTCACCAGCCCAGGTACGCTTAACTGAACCTGATGATGCTAAAGGCAGATGCATTTGAATGTTCCAATCGTTACATTCAACGAGTGGGCCAGCTGTGATGGAGAAGTCACTATAGGAGAGTGCGAATGAATATGGATGTGTAGTTTTTGCGAATTCAGGTCTAGTGACGTAACAGTTTTGGAAAGGATATGCAGCTGACCAAAGTCCTGTTTGATGGATTGATTCGTTGAGATATTGTATTTGGGATGGGGTAAGGCGAGCTGTCATTACACGATAATAGATGAAGAACCGCTTTGGTGCTGTTTCCTGAATGGAGTCACCGTCGTGATACTCTTCGAGGACACTGATAGTAACAGGCCCGCTGGGGGTCTCGACGGAAAAGTCATATGGGTCACGAAAGCCAGCAGGTATATCATCTATATCGGTGTATTGAACTTGCTCCCATTGGAATTTAACTAAATTATCTAATTTCATATATGTGAAAGTTGTACCACAAGTGACCACACTGACAGCGTATCCACTAGGTGTTGGGATTGTCTCGTGCAAAATGTCATCACCGAGATTAATTCCGACCTTATTAGCGTTGCTCATCGTGTTATATTCACAATCGGCACGTGTGGATGCATAAATTTCATTGTAGGGATATCCATCAAAATATGTTCTGCCAAGCCCACCCGGTTCTAAAAATATCTGATAATCGCCCTCATTACGGATAACTCTAGGACCAAGATGTGTAGCGAGAGTACGTGTATCACGAGGAGGGTAGAAAGGTGTGATTAGTGTAGTGGGCTTCAGCGTTTTCTTATGATATTGGTGTGCATAAGTTGGATGAAATTGGATGAAGATACCTTTTGAAACTTTATTATAATAAGCCCAACAATTTTCTGAATGTGATTTACAGCGCTGATCAACAGTGACATTAACCATTTTATTATTATAAAGAATTTGCTTTCCTATGCTATGGCGATATGTTGTACCTAAGATCCGGGGTGTTGGCGGACAGGTGATGGGGATTGCATCGCCATGAAGGTAATATGAAGCTGGGTTGTAAACACAGCCTAATGCTGATGTGCTATTACCGATTCTATATAATTTTGCAATTTCTGAATATCTGGCCTCATCTATGGAGAGGGATTCGAGTTGATCAGATGTTATTGTGGTGGATCTAACTGAGATTGAGCCAATTGAATGGACGTATTTGATAGCGTGTGTTAATTTAGATTCGCTGTAATCATAAAGATATTTAAAGCATCCGGTTGAATCGTCTGCGGAGCATGGAGATGTTGAATTTTGGGCTGTAGTGGGTGGTGGTGGTGGTGATGTGCCTGAATTGCATGTGTGTGGGCAGAGCTGTTGGACTAGCTCACTCCAATCGCAATTTGTGGCGTTACATGTACAGTCGCCATTTGCAGCCCAAAACATGCAGTCGTAAGGTTCAGTGTGATTGCTTGAAAATAATGTTTCAGGCTCCTTAGCAAACGTGGGTGTGATGAGAAGACAGAGTAGTATGAAGAGGATAATTAGAAGGAAATTAAGTGATGTGTTGAAGATAGAATACCAACTTGTTGGCGCGAGTCTATGCCGATCGTGAGCTATGGTTAGCTGTCCCTTTTCAGTTTCAGTTGTTTCCAAGATGTGTTCAGTTAGGAAGCATGAAGCGATGAAGGATTTAGCGATAGGAGTTAGCTTAGTGAAGATATAGGCAAGGAGAGAACAGATAATGAGATAGAGGATAGTGAGAAAGGATCGTTGCACGGTGTGGGCAGGTGGATATCCTTCCTTACACTCATAATCGGTTTTTAGATATGCAAAACCAACTGTGTAGATGATATGTGAACCTGGAGCTGAGGTATCATGTGTGTGTTCATTATTGAAACAGTTCACCGAAGACTCAAGCGAGCTTAGATGACATGATTCTTTTACTGTATGGATTGTGTTGTTGCACGTTGATAGAATAGTAGAATTTGTCCTTATTGCGCCTGCGTCCAGAGAACGTGAGGGAGTAGCAAATTGTAGTGCAAAGCCATGAGCCCCAGATCCAAAGAGTGCTGAAGACAAGAGGAAGATCAGAAATATACCCCGCAGCCCAGTAAAAGATAATGAGGCTGGGAAGTGTGAGGAGAAGGAGAGCATGGTGGATGATCGCGAACATTGCATAGCTAAGCTTGCCGTGTTACGAAAATTTAGGTTGTAATTGACCAATTAATTGGAGAGTTAGGGTTGAGTGTCACCTTCTTCATCATCCATAGTCATTGCGTGAATACCTTCAGCAAGATTGTCGATGTTAAGGGAGGGATCAGGAACGATGGTCTTTTGAGTGGAACGTTTAGGCAGAATGGGGTCGTTGGGGTTAAGATAGGTGATAGCCATTTTGCCGTACCTCTTTGAGATTGTATACTTGCCATCAGATGACTTGACGACTTGGAGGGATTGATCTTGAAGTCCTTGAATGAATGGTGATGCTTGCATACGAGCGGTGACCTTACCCGGTAACGGATTTTTACCTGGGGCATATGCCAGAGTCCATCCATTACCGCGTTCTACTGCGAAGGACTGGGGAATTTCAATTAAACGGGCGTTCCTAGGGGGCTGAGGTGGAAGAGGGCGCCGGACGGGCATGGGATTGTTAGGGCGTGCGCGGCGGTTCATTGCACTGTCCTAGCCACTGAATGTTGGATTGGTGCAGGTTTTAAAATTAGGTTGTAATTGACCATTTAGGATTGTGGTTGTGGTAAATCAGGTTTAAAATTTGATGAATCTGGGAGATGTAAATAACATCTTGAATTTGTGTGGGTTGTCAATTAGTGTTTTAATGCGTCCCGCGTATTCCTTGTCAAAATCCAGAATATTGCCTGTATTGCCCTTGGGATTGTGATTTATATTAGCAACCCAAAGTTCAGATGTGACTGTATTTGTAGGGGCTTTGTAGATGTGTGTGTATGAAAAGTATTGTGCTATGTCTTCAATGATTTTGTTATGTCTGAATTTGTTTGTAACTTTAAAAAGAAAGTGGCCATGTTCTTTTAAATTAGTTTTGATGATATCTAGGAAACGGGGAAATGTGATCTCAGGGGTTGCACTGTAGAGGTCGGAGATGATGGTATCATACTTTCCAGGTGGAAGCTCATCATGCAGATCGATTGCAAATGCGGGACCTTTTCTGTTGTTGTGTTTGACTAGGTCCACTGATGTAACTTTGCCTGGGATGTGTGGAATGAATGGGCACTCACCATCTCTACGCGCAGCACCTAAGAGGAGTGTGTTTTCTGGTGTGATGTTGAACTTGCTGAGAGTTTGAATACAAGCGATGCCTTTAAGCGTGGTGTCAGTAGCTTTAGGCGGACGTGTCTCATAACCTGGCAACAGAAGTTCACCATTTGTTAAGATGTCTGCAGTTGTTATGTTTGGTGTAGGAGCGACGTGGTAGAGTTCATGATTCACTTTAGCCTTTTGCCAAAGTTCAAGGCCTGGTGCTGCGTTGAATGCATCGTCGATTTCTTCCATGGCGGCGGCGTGACCCTCACAACAGTGATAGTAGTAAGAGCCGAGAACAGAGCGGGGTTGATCACAACATGGCAGATCATACTTTCTGCTTGAACTGTAGTAGATCTTATCCCCGCTACAATCATGATGTAAGAGTGGAAAGTTGAGTTGTTCTCTGTTGCCATCATATGCGCCATATGGTGAGAAATAGATGAATCTACTGTCAAGAGTGTAGTGTAGGCCGTGTATTTGTTTCCAATTGTTAGTGTTAGGATTGGATCTGTCAAGGAACATACAATGAGCTCTGTCTTTGTCAATGTCAACATAATAACGGCTGTCTATGTAGATGTGTTTGTGCGTTTGCCCGGAACAGTATGAGAAGTGTTCGATTGCAGATGTTCCTACCCTAAGATCGGCGTCTCTGGTACGTGGAATGTAAGCACCCCCGCCGATATAGAAGTCGTGAGGAGTATTATATTCGTTTTCTAGGTAGGTCTTAATTTTCCTGATTGAGTGCACATTTGCTGGTAGGAGTTGATTTTTGATGAATCGACCTCTTCTCGATGCTGCCTCGCGCCGGTGGTGTGATGACTCGAGTTTATCGAAGATACAGAGAGTCATAGCAGCATCAGCACCTGAATCATGGGCGGCGCCGTGTTTGTCAGGGCAGACTGCATCGTGCATAATTTGGAGCTTTGCACGTGTGTTGAATGATGTATTGGTGGGTGGATAACAGCGGTGGCAATTGATAGAGTCTTCTGTCTGTGAGTATGTGAATTCGTCTGATGTACAGCGTGGGCATGTGAGTCCGTGAATGTCTACCATGTATGGGTTATAGAAGGCCTGGATAACTCCATCAATATGGATGGCACAACACGGGTGTTCTGTGTACCAGATAGGATGGTTTGGACAGTCATCAACATGGCACTTGTTAGGCCCATTACGGATGGCGTTGTGGATCATGGAAACGTCGATGAGGGCGGACTTGAAAACTAATGTGAGCTGATCAGTGACTGAATGTTGAAGACGGGCCATGTATGATCGTAAGATGAATTCGATCTTGTGCTTGCCACGCTTAGCAGCCTTGACTGAGGATGGGTAGATTGATGTATAGTGCTTGGTTGTGATGGAATGACCGTTGACTGTGAGTGTGGGAGTGCAATCGTAGGTGTCAGTGGTGCCGTTATATGCAAAGCCTATCTGTGATGGAAAGTGTAGGCTTTTGTTGTCGGTACCTTTGATGTCCTTACTGTTGACTGTTTCGACATCAATGCACAGTGTGTTTTCGTGGATGTCAAGGCGTGGAGAGGAGATGATTTGATGCTTGAATTTCTGGAAGATGATGTTGTGTTTGTATGAGGTGTCTACCAGGTCAGGTTCACGAAGACGGACTTCTAGTTTGGCACGGATGTTGGTGAGGATCTTACCATGAAGATTTTCCCCGCGCCCCTTGCCACCCCAGATTGGATGTTGTGTGTTCTCAACCAAGTGACTTTTGCCTGTGTTAATTAGGTGTTTAGAGAGTTCAGGATTGTTGAATTTCTCGAACAACAGACGGGTCATGACTTCAGCGGAGACTTTAGCCCATATCTTGTTGTCTTCACGTGTGAACACCTTCTTGGCTTCCTTAAGTGTCTCGAACGGATTGTTATGCAAGATTAATTTCTTACCGAGATACTTAGCCTTCTCGCTCTGGTAACGGTTCTCAAGGGTATGGTATGGGAATGGTTTGAGATTATCAGTGTACATGTTTGAGAGTTTGTTGTTGGGGCCGTTATAAGCGATGACTGTGGTTGATTTCTCGAAGTAAATCTGTGCTGTGTTGTAGTAAGGAAGTTTAGAGTAGTATGGATTACCCTGGTGCATGCAGATACATTGGAAGCGGAAGCGGCTGACAGCTACGTTGACGATGTTAGGATCCCTTGTGAAGGCGGTGTTACGATAGCTGACGACGATACCACGATCGAATGTTCTGCCCTGGGAGGTGTGAACAGTGTAGATTGGGATTTGTATGTCGATGTCGGTGAAATATTGTCTGATGATTGAGAATGCTTCATGGTGGGTGACGAGGATGGCAAAGTTGTTCTGCGCCGATGATTCCCAGATTGCATGGATTTGAGAGAGCATGTTGATGGGGTCGAGATGAAGTTGGAAGACCTCGCCCTCATATGTTGCTGCTGTCTTTAACTTTCCATCGTAGAAATTTTCTGAGATGAAATCGTTGATCTTAGAGCCCATGCGATAGGTGATATCTAGGAATTCGGTGGGGAACTTGCCGGTGAGCTGATGGTTATTGATGATGTTTGAGTGGTAGACGTCAGTGTTATATACGTGTTGTGTGGATAGTTGGCATGGATCTCCGGTGAAGATGATATGACGTGGATTGAGGTGACAAATGGCGGAATAGATTTGAATGTCTGTGGCCATTGAGAATTCATCGATGATCATGTACTCGACACTGGGGCATAAGATTCCGCGGGTAGACTGGAGTGTGGCAAAGATTATACCACCACCTGTTGTATATCGCTGGAATCTGGTACGGACTTTTTCTTCTGACTCTTGAGGGATGAGGCGCTTGCATCTGCGGAAGATAGAAGGGTTGACGGAATTGCCAATGTTATCGACAGCAGAGTGAGAACTTGCAAGGACAGCGATGTTTGAATTTGGGAGAATTTCATTTATCTTGGTCAGGAATCTATTGATGGTGTATGTCTTACCGGTGCCCGGGGGTCCTTGTATTACTGTGATGTTGTTGTTAGCCATCTTGTCAAGGAGACTTCCAGTGTCATCGATGCTATATGTTGAGACCTGTTGCTGAATGCCACGGAATACGTTGAGGACTGGTGTTATGGGGGAAATGGAATTCCAGAGGGTGAGCGAGTTTGATGGATTAGGCGTGGTGATCTTGATGGTCTTGACACCTTTCTTCACACCTCCGTCTATGAACAACGAGAGCTTACCGTTGGTGTATTCCTGCTTAAGAGCAATATCCTGAAGGGTGGTGGCATCGATGTATTTGTTGTTGATTTTGAATGAGAAGAATTTATCTGCTTTGATGTAGGTCTTATCATTTTCTTGTCGTAGCACGTTGAAATCGATGACCTCAGATGGCATGTCTTCACGGGTGGCGATGAAACTGAGAATGATGTTGTGTTGTATCCAATGCTTGAGTGTGAATTCATAGATTGTCTTGAAAAAGTTCTTGTCTCTGACTTGCTTGAGAATCTTACTAACACCAGGCAATTCTGAACGTGTGGCGGCGGTTCTAAAGATGGTGACGTTGTTCTTATCGTCAGTGATCTTAGAATACCCTTCAGTGTGCAGATGCCGGGCGCAGCGGAAGTCGTTGTTGACATACATCTTTCTGATATCCATTTCTTCACAATCTGCACATTGGATGATATATCGTTTACGTGAGGCAAGTGAATATGAGTAATGTTCGCATTCGGTGAAGTGGGTGCGGAGACATGTTGAGCCGTTGCAGAAGGTGAATGGATATCCGTTGCTAGCACAAGTGTAGCATTCGAATTGTCCATGCCCACCGCAAGCGAAACATATGTCACGCGTTCCTTCGTGTGTAGTGTTGAGTTTGACAAAGATGAATCTAGTGTCCTTGTTAAATTTAGCGAATGTGATGAGTGCTTGGTAAACCATGTTCCAATTCCCACCGCCAAGGCCACAGAGAATATTCCATGGAATGTATATCTGTGATGGGTTTTCGGTGTGTATGATGGCGGAGAGGGATGCAATGAGTCGGTGAAGTCTGACGAGATGTTCATCGTAATCGCCGGTAGCCTTGCCGGGGTATGTTAACGCCCAGATGTGCCGCACGTTACCGTCAACGGTGTATGATGAACGGGATTTGTGCGAGACATTGTATGCATTACGTCCTTGGGCAGCGAAGCTAGCGGAGAGGCCGTGTGGCTTCTTTCCTGTACGTGAAACAGCTTGAACTGTGATGCCGTCAGTGATGATTGTGATGTCACCGATGATTGTGTCGACATTGGAAGGGACTGAGATGTATTCGTGATTAGGGTGATGAGAGTGTTGTGTTGTTGACTCGTGACAAACTGCTAGATCCATTTCTGGTTGCTTGAACCAAACGTTGTCTAGATAATCGATGTCAATGAACTTCTTGGTGTGCCCGATGTGATCAAGTGCGGCACGACCAATGTTACTAATACGTTCGTCATCAAAGTCAAAGTCGATGAGTGCTGTTGTGTAGAAGATGCTATGCTTGTCAATGTAATTCTTCGTGATTTTGTAGAGTGCCATGATGATGTCTTTGACAGGAACGTCATCGAGTGTGTTGTCGGTGCGTGTGAGTGGCCATGCGTTGATGAGGATAGAGAGCAAACGGCCGGCCATGATTTCCGGACAGAGAGATGTAGCCTTTGAGCATTGAACGATAGAAGAGAAAACTCGTTCGATGAGGGGTGCGTTGTACCAGAACCCATCCTCCTTGAAGAAATATCGGAAGGTGAATTCATATGGCTCGTCACGGACGAAGATCTTTTTCTCGTTAGTGATCTCATATCCACCGAGTGTACGATAACTTGAAAGATATTGATCAAGATCGAGGACATCTGGATTGATGATAGCCAGTGTGTCGTCACTGAGGGTGGCGCACCGAGAGATGTTCCATTCGAAGGCACGATGTGTGGAATATGCGTCGTCTTTACTGTGAATGCCATTGATGAGTGTGGTGTATAGTGTAGACTGTAAGCCGCGGTATTCCTCAGGCACCTGGTTATCAACAATTTGCCTGTAAAATGCGATGTTGGTGATGACACTGTTGCAGTGGCTGTTTTTGATCGCAGTTGCTCCATCTCCACTTGACACTCCATGCAGTTTCCTGATGAGGATGCTGTTGTAGTAGATGATTGGACTGGTGGAATTAGCGATCAATTGACAGAGGCCGCGAACGATGAGAGACAGGTTAGTGTGTGTGTAGTGATAAGCGTGGTTCACGATGTATGAGTATTGGGCCATGGTATCAACACAGGTGTCAAACTTGGGATAATCTTGCGAGATCCACTTGGATTTGCCTTTTGGATTGAATCCGGCCTTGATCCCGTTGATCAATTTGTTGATTCCACAGTGTGTGTCCTTGAATCCGATGAGAACAGTGTTGTAGGAGAGGCGTGTTTTTGTGAATTCTAGCCATGCGGTGTTAAAACATCTGTAGACGTCGTTCATGAAGGCTGGTCCGATGAAAATGGAACGCAATGCCTTGTCCACAGGCTGGATGGAGATCTTTGGAATAACCTCGAATAGCCAGACAGAGAAGTGATGTTTGATGTGTTCGATCTGTGCTGTGATGAAGGATGTGTTGTCACTGAGCGATCTGATGTATCCTTGAGGAAGTTTAGTTATGCCGATTCCAGATGATTTCTTGGATGCGGGTTTCTTAGTGTCCTCGTAGGGCGTGAGATCAAGATGATCGTCAGATGTACGCTGTGATTCAGAGCGGTAAAGGATGTGCGAGAGAGAGAGCTGGAATTCAGTGAGAGAACAGGATATGCCGGTGTTTCGGTCATAGTTCTTGAAGTTATCATCTAGATCACTGATGACCCCTGATGCTGCTACTGAATTTCCGACAAGTGTGTTAGAAGGGAGTAGAGGTTCAAGGAGAGCGTCATAAGGATGTGTGAGATTGAAGTGTAGCTTGTCGCCGTGTGTTGTAGTGAACTCGATGTCGTTAAACTCTTTTATGAATTCAGCGGCATAGAATTCCTGTCCTGATGTGAAGTCCATGTGTGTGAGACGATCACGAATGAGGTGACGGTCTTCGTGTAGTTTAGTGTAAGCGACTGGTTGGATGTTGGAGAGTGGATTCTTGAATCGCGCTAGCTGCCGTGAGATCTTACAGTTGAGATGTTCACAGTTGCGACAGTGATTGAAGACGCGCTTGAGAACGTTATATCCCATGAGACGTGCCCAAGTTGTGAATTTCTGGATGGAAACGAGGGCACTGTAAACTGGCGGATAACCGTTACATGTGGGATAAGAACACTCTTCAGGCTCAACAGCAACATCGCCGATTACTGGGTATTTGATGTGTGTTTGTGTGACTGTGTATTTACAAGGGAAGTCACCGCGATCATACTGATAGGCGTAGTAGAGACGAGTGACACCTATCATGACTTCTTCGTAACGTTCGTCTGTGCATGGAGCAGAGTTGATTGTGTCGAAGGAGGTGTAGAAAGTGTTTGCGCCTGTACCAATGTCGATGTTGATGTTATGGCGTTCCTTTGTGAGCATAAATGAGAGATAGGAGTCGAATGTTGGCTGGTGTTTGAGTGTGACCTCTGTTGCAAGTTCATTAGTGTAAAGGTTGAATGCTTCCTTGTATTGATGAATTGTCATGTTTGCATTAGGATAGATGGATGCACATGAGATGGAGAGGCCAGAAAAGAACCAGTGACGTTCGATACAGTAGAATACGGCGTTGAGCGCTTTGATGGGATCGCGAGTGCCGATTCTAAAGGTCTCGAAATCATAGACGCCTTCTGGGCAGATGTTGTCTGGAGTGATGTCGAAATTGTATGTTGAACATGCCTGAAGTGCGAAAGAGTGTGCTTTAGTGTAACAAGTGTATGTGTAGTCGAAGATATCCATCTTAAGAATGTTGCACGATTTATGGTTGCATATGTTCTTGCACAGCCAAGTTGTTTTAGAGACTTTGATGTTGCGCTCATTTGTGTACTTGGCGAGGAAGTCGGGCTCGATTTGGTTAGCGAACCCATGCAACACATCAGCGAGTGAGAATTGTGAAATCTCGCGATAGTAACCATGCGAATCTTTCTTGAATTGGATGGCTTCTGGAATGTGAGAGAGTGTTTGGGCAATTTTAATCTCGCGTGTAAGTGAGTGCTTGGTCTTATAGTGTCGATTCTTCCCATTGATGATCAGTGTAGAGGATGAAGCACGTGGTTTACAGAATATACCACTGGTGTGGTAATATTTCTTGGCCCAGATTTTATGGCCGATACAAGCCTCGTGATTGTCCCCAGTAAATTCAACCCAGCCATCACCAGGTGATTTGTTGGTGATTGTGTAGTTGAAAGGGGCTGAGTTGATGTAATGGTAACGATTTACTGGAAGACTCGACGAGGCTTTGTCTGAAAATTTGCCTCGTGCTTGACTGGGATGGGAGTGGTGACGTTTGTGAGTGTGATGGAGAGTTCTTTCGCCAATTCATGGAATGATGATTCAGCAGGAACGATGGAATAGATCCCGTCATCAAGATTTGCGCAGATCATACATGCACTATCCTTTGTGTTGTGGAATGGGCACTTCTGAATCTGGTAACAGATCTGATCATCATTGGCACATGGTGTGTCGGTGAGAGAGTATGATTGGAGGTTACTGTCTTCATCGACGTCAACACGGTCAAAGCATGCTTCGAACTGTGCCTCACCGACAGGGATAGAACCATTGCGTATGGCGAAGGCGATGAGGATGGAGACGATGTCATGGGTGAGAGGAACGGGAAGATAGTATGTTTCATTGTTGTAGGTGAATGTACTTGTGTAAACGTCTGGCTTCTTGAGATATGCGATCACGGCGGACTTGTACATGATACCACCTGTAGCTTCATCGTAATACGGCTTGAAAGCTGCAGCGGTGCCTGAGTAACTGAGTTCGTGGGTGACGTGCGAACATTTCGAACCGTGAAGGATGAACGACTGAAGAACACGGGGAACCTTGTATCGGTATCCGCATCCACAATGTCCACGCTTAAAGATGTCGAGACATGTTTCGCATTCGGTGACGTGTTGAGCCATAAAGGCGAAGTAGCCAGAGGTGCAGTCGAATTGGTTGTGGTAGTGTTGGTGTTTGCACTCGAGAGCAGTACCGCAGGGCAGGATCTGACCGACCTTGGCGTTCACGTCATGGGTGCATGTGTCTTGCCGGCTGGTTGATGAATCTGGTTCATAACACACGACGCGTGTGGATGATTTGAGTGAGTCGAGAGTGTAAGGAAGCTTAGTAGTGCCGTCGAGGATGTGATTAACAACCATACCGTCCTTAAAGGTGTCATAGCTACAGGAGTTGGTGACCTCGATGATGCCGTTCTTTTCCTTGAAATAGGAGAGAGGGCTGGCAGGTGTTTCGATGAGGATCAGGTCCTGTGACAGACGGTAACAGTTATCAGCACGTTTGAGGAAGTCCTTAGTTTCTTCAGGCACATACTTGAGCACATTGTCAGCGTATGATTTCAATGCATTACAGTCAGATGTGAGTTTGATGAGATTGTTGATGAATGTATTGAAGATGAGTGTGAGTGAATCGCGAAGACGTTGTGCCTTGATTACACGGGCGATTTCGTTTGCTTCCTCGTTAGCGTGTCGTTTGGCAGTGCGGCGATTCTTAGCATCTCTAGCCATGATTGATTGGTTCAAGGTATTAGAGATGGTGATGAGTGTCTTACGCTGCTTCATAAGGTCGGCTAACTGTGTGTTGATAAACTTGACCTTTTCTTTATCTTCTGCGGACTTTGCATCTGAGAGTTCCTTCTGGGAGGTGACTATCTTCCATTCAATAAGGTTGAGTTCATTCCTGTACTCAGCGAGGAGGGCAGTATCTGCACGGATCTGCTCATCATCACCGGTGTACGGGGCGTGATCGATCTTGAAGTCGATCTCATGGTAGACCTTCAAACCTTTCGAGCTGTCGAAGAATAGCTTGTTCAGAGTTGGATGACTGGCACACTCATGGATCACATCAGCTAGATCAGCGGGATTTGAGAGGCTGAACTGTGTGAGGAGAGCGTCGCGCACCTTGATAACCCAGTTACCTTTTTCTTTGAGGGTCATACGCGCACGATTGTCATTGTAGTCAACGCAGAGTGGTTTCATGCAGGCAAGTTTAGGATTGTTTGCGATGAGTGTGGTGAGTTTAGCGAATGAGTCGAAGCGTGTGTGTGCGTCTTTGATGTCATTAGATTCATGTTTCACTGTGTTTGAACTCCTGCAGAAGATGAGGAAAAGACAGATGAGGAGGAAGAGACAGAGTGCTCCGACGCCGATGATGATAGAGCGGTCTGCGTGGATGAGAGCCCGCAGGATCCACTCACACACCTTATTCAGGGATGTTGAATAGATATGGCAGAGGATGTGGGAGGCGTACGAGAGAATGGCATACACTAACCGTGGGATTCGGAAAGTGTTAGACTCGAATACTTTCTGCACTTCCTGGGAGAGAACGTAGAATGCGATGAAATGTATGACGGTGGTGAGAAGAAGGATAGTGTTAGCGTATGGGTTGAATGAGAAGAGTCCCCAGCAGTAGATGATGATGGAGAATGCGTTGATGATCAGGAAATAGATGAAGGTCATGAAGTTTGCTGCAGGCTTGTGCAGATCGGCTTCGAAGTACACCTGGACCTGAGCAGCACCCATCATGATAGTGCGAAGGTAGAAGATAGGAATACAGACGATAAGAACGGGGAGAACATTGTATCCGCCGATTTCAACGAAGAAAGTGTCAACACAGAGCATGACTATGACAGTGAGCGCGGTGCAGAACTTGTTGACCCGGCGAGAGGTGTAGAAGATTGCTTCGCGAGAACTGAGGTAGAGGTATGACTGGATGAGAGTGTCGATGTTGAGGTAGGCGTATCTGTATTCAAGGGTGTAGCTGAGAAGGTATTTGACGAAGATGGCACTGGTGCTAGCGATAGGACTGATAGAGATGAAGACAGTGCTGAGGATAGAGAGGAAAAAGTGTGTTGGATCTCGAAGAACTCTGAAGAAGAATCCGTGATCAAAGCAGATAAAGGCGAACTGAAGAAGGATGTAGATGATACAGTGGCGCATATACTGCCTGATGAGCCCGAGGATGAAGCAACGGAATCTGGTGAGAGGATCGATGAGGTACTGCCAGTTGGTGATTGAGTTGCTGAGTGGAGAAAGGTCAGCAATACGGATCTGTGCACTCATGCTCGCGTAGATCGTGTTGTAGGCTTCAGCACCTCTTTGCAAGTTGGCGACGTATCCATTGATGAAATCGTCTAATGCCTCCTTGATCTGAGGGAACTGGCCGGTGACAAGATTACAAGCATTGACATACTGATCCAGTGTCTCACAACCGACTAGCTGATAGTTGGTGGGGAGCTTTGGTGTTGTGAAGGCATCACCGGTGACGTAGTTGAGCTGGTTGAGGACGGTGCTGAGAGCGGTGACAGGTTCGACGGGCCAGACCTTTGGTGGATCGACCTTGGTAGGATCGAAGTCATAGTCGGCATTGGGTCCGCATAACAATTCAGTCTCAGGGTTCCATGTGAGGGCACCGTTGACTGGAGGGATGCAGGAGATACCGACGATATGGGCACCGACGACATTACCGAGGTGGTCGAAGATGATGGAACCACAATCACCATCCTTGGTGGAGATGTTGTGATAACCATCAGTGGACATTGAGCCGAGCCTGATATCATCAGCAGTGACGAAATAGACGTGCTGTGTTCGCTGTAATTTTGCGAATTTAAGCTCGGTGGCCTCGGCAAATGGGCTCTCAACTTTGATGAATGGTGTAGCATCATATTCTTCACTCAAAAGCTCGATGTCGTGTGTTTCTTCACCCTTTGTGACGCGAATGTGACGTGTGAGTGTGTTGTCAGTGCAGGTGTCGAAGATGTGTCGAGGGAAGTGGAGGGATTTGCCGCTGAGGAAGCCGTTGAGATCTCCGCGCTCACCATACACGCGCACGATATTCTTGCGGTACTTGTTGTATGGGTGCTTGTTGAGATCTTCGACCGTGGTGGCGTTACCTGTACGAACCTCATGTGTGACTAGTCCGACGAGGAAGTTGGTCTTTGGCTGCGACACGCGGAAGTTGAGATTGCGATGGGTGAAGTTGAGGGGAATTTTGGAATCGATTGCCTGGGCATATGCGTTGAGGAAGGCGGCGTGTACGAAAGCATCTAGCTGCTGGTAGTAGCTATACTTGTCATCAGTCGATTTCTTCATGAGTTCATCTGCTGCCTTTCTAACCTGATTGGTCTGCGTGTAACCGAGAGCAGCGATGTCCTCAATGCCAACTGCAACATTGACGTAGGTACGCCAGTGTGCTTGGGTGAATTGAGAGACGATGAATTTGTACAGGCCGATGAAGATGACGATTCCGGTGAGGAGGAAGATGTATCCGATGTTGATGAGCGAGAAGGCCATGAATGAAGTTGCGACGAACATATCGAAATGATCACGCGGACGCTTCATCATGGAACCCTTCTTACAGTATGAAGTCATGGTGAAGAGGAAAGAGAGAACAGTAGGAATGACCATGCAGCGCTGGAGAACGGCGGTGAGAGTGCCGAAGAAGGCTGCGATGACACTACTGATGTATGCAAGGTCGCGGGACTGATAGATGATGAGTGCGAATACATTTGTGATGAGAATGTAGATGAAGCAAACAGTGACAGGCTCGAAGAAGCGTGTGAGTAAGAAGTACGAGACAATGATGATCATGAGGCTGTAGACAGAGGAGTGATCGAGGGTGTCGTGGTATGAGGCTTGCGCGTGGTGGAAGTAGGTGAGTGGAATGTTGTAGAGGAGTGACCAGCGAGAAGGTGAACTTGATGAACAAATGGGTGTGATGTAAACAGACATTGTTTCATAGGGCCGTGCGAGACAGTAAGTATTGTCACGGTAGACGCGGCCGCCGAGGAAGGAGAAGTATGATTGGTTATACACCTGTGATTTGATCAATGCACCTTCGGTAGTGTACTCGTTGACGACAACATTGTGGCCCCACGTGTCACGTGCAGAGCCAGGGTGAATGAATGTATCATTACCCCACTTGTCGCTGATGATTTCGATCTTTGTGTCTTCGATGTTTGTACACTCTACCTTGTCGAGGAATCCTAGAGGCAGATCTATACCCCGGACACCATAGATCTCCATGAGGTTACGGATGTAATTGTGACATCGCTCATTTGAGGTGGTGTAGAACTTGAATGGAAGTGCGTAGTCACAGAAACTCCCTGAAACCTGTATGTCTGCGATTTTTGTGAGGTATAGGCAGTTGTTAGTGGTGTGGCTGGGGTTAATGTTGATGACTTTGTCTGTGTAGATGAAGCGGAGCTGGTAACAGTGGCTGAGGGCGGAGCGGTAGAATTGTTCCATGGCGAAGTTGTTTGGGACAGTGATCTCAAGAACGTCATCAAGAGCAGGATATTCGTAGGTGATCTGATAGTCACGGTTGTATTGCTCGAGGACTGTTTCACCGATGATGTGGCAACCGTCGATCTGCTCAACCTTAATATCCACTGGATGATTTGGGAATGTTAGATTGAGGGCTGAACGGCGATATTTCATGATGTTGAGTGAACCAGTTGTGTTGATGAGCGTGTTGAGAATGTCCTGTGTGAGCTGCGCTTGGATGATGTCGTGGTGCTTGTCAGGGTATGTTGTGTAAAGAGGTTCTGACGGTGTACCATGTGAGATGTTGAGATTACAGCCATTGTGGAAGAGAGTGTTGTTTCCGTCTGAGTGACACAGTTGTGTGTTAGTGTTGAACCTGACTTCAGTGATGTTCTTGTATAGAATGAGGATGTCAGAGGGGAGACGAGCAACACCGAGCGTATCACTGGATCCGATAACCCTGCCGCCATAGCTGTAAGTGTACAGGCCGGAGCTAGAGTTGTTGATGTCATCGGATTGTTCTATGTAAACTGGGCAATGCATGTGGGTGTGTGCAAGCTGTGTTAGTGTGGTGTTGTAGTCCTGTGGAGGGATGTGAATGATCTGGTATTGAGATGCACAACATTGGACAGAGTCGGTGATGTTGAAGGTGCCACATGTCAGGTTTAGGAGATTATCCATGAACTCTGAGTATGTTGGGCGCGGATAACTGTCGATGTCCAACTGTTGACAGTACATGTTGTTATGTCCCTTACAGATTACTGCGAGTGCTGCCTGTTGGTAGTAGGTGAGATCTTCATGTGGGATGTCGTATGTAGGACTGTCACATGCGTGTGTTGGTGGGATCTTGTAACTGTAACAACGTGTGGAGGGAACGGAGTTATTGAATCTGAAGGTGATATCAGCGGTGTCTGTGAACGAGGTTGAATATCCGTTACTGTCAGCCCACAGCCTGATGGAGTTGTAGAGGCATGTCATGTCACGGACATCACCACTCAGTGTGTATGTAGTAGGGATTTCAGTGTTAATGGCGGTGAAATTCTGTGTGTTGTGTTCAAGTGAGGGGAGACCAGATTGGTTGATACCGTATCCTTTGTCCGATGTGCAGTTCAGTGGTGTGTTAACACCGAAGTTGACTGCAACACCAGAGGCACAGCGAAGAGCGATTGGGAGGAGGTAGGCGAGGTGCCGGTGTGTGTACAGGGAGCCGAGAGTATTTCGGATGTGTAACGGGTGTGCAGTGGCGATGAAGTCCGGGGAGAGACCGAGTGTGGCGAGGGCCGGGTGACGGAGCTTGGCGACTGCAGTGATGGCTGTCTTGAGTGTGTTAGTGGCGAGTTCCCATGTTCTGATATGTGTAGTGTTGATGGGATGATGAAGAAGTGTCTTACCACCAGTTTGATCAGATGGATTCCACCGACGTACGGTTTCACCATTGAGACTGATAGCGTAAGAGTAAACGCCACAAGGGAGGGCAAGAGAGCGGATGAGTTTAAATTCTTCCTCAGTGTGATAAGGATGATCATGTGTGACGGTGTATATGTTACCGTGGGTGAGAATGAACGTCTCGGCTTCACTAACACTACGTGGGAGGGCAAGTGTAGGTGATGGAGATGTGGAGGGATTGATGTAACACCAGGGATCTGATGCATCGCCGATGATGATGTCATTTGGGTAGTAGCTGACGATTCGCTTGTTGTACACGGCGTTTATTGCTTGATTTTCGTATGTAGTGTCATCAAGATTGGCTTGGATTGTCTGCAGGAAGGCGTTGGCGTAAACTGCTGGGCCGCCGAGGAATGATGGAATCATGTGTCCACGGTTGGTACCGGGCTTTATCAATTCTGCATTGTAGAAGCGGTGGCCGTAGTTGTGCCAATGTCTGCTCTGTTTATTTCTGTTTTGTGCCCTTAGTGTTAGATCAGATGGGAGGGTATATGTTGTGGAGTTGATGGTGTAGCGTTTGTCGGTGATGACAGCGAATTGATGCTCATTTGAATCGTAGTATTCAGTGCCGGTGGTGGTGAAGATGACGTCGATTTGACTGGTAGGGACATTGTGGAGGATGGTGATGTTCCTACGGGTGTAATCTACCTGACCTTCGACAAAGTTTATATGTTTCGGCCCGAGCTCAAGTTGCGTGTCGCAGTCACTGATGTAGCGCTGTGTTGGTGTCATATTCTTCAGTGTTTTGCATACAGGTTGAGGTGCGGTGTACTTTGTATTGTAGTGTTTGGTGATGAAATGATATAGAGCTGTGAATGTGGATTTGTCCAGATCGGTTTCGATGATGAGATGATCATTGTTGATGAACCCATTGACGGCGATAATTAGACGTCTACAGACTGATTCTTCGAATCTAGCCAGGCAGAGCTCTCTAATACCGACGAGAGTGTATTTCTTGACAATGCGTTCAGCGAACAGAGCTTCTGCTGTTGTTTTGACCATCTTCGGAACATGCATGATGCTCTCAAGGCGTCGTGTGGCAAGCTGGGCTGTGTTGTCCACTTGTTCATACAACCTATCAACAATTTCTTCAGAGGGAATGTTGACCACAGCGTTGTAGATGGCGGCGAGTCGCGAGTATGCTTCAGGAATGTCTGGAATAATGTTCATGATCCTAGTGATGTAAGGAACATGACCATTGTGCATTACCTTCTTATGGATGTAGCTATATGCGAACTCATATGCGAAGTCAATAGCAACGCAATCAGCTGTGGTATTTGATGGTGAACAATCGTTGACGAATTGATAGTCGAATGGGATGCCCTGGTCGAGGAAATCGGCTGGCACAGCGCCACAGACGTTGACGATACACTGAGTGTTGCGTGACCGGTGACTGGCAATACGGAGGGTGGTGGCGTACCATTCACCGCGGCGGACAGTGGGTGTTGGGGTGCCGTCGCTGGTGTGCAGTCGTGCACGGATTCCACAGAGAGATGCGACATGCTCACGGAATTGTTGGGCGAGCTTGAAGTCTTCAGGGTCAGTGTCGGGTGCGATGGTGAGGTCACGATAATAAAGAGTGCAGAGGTCGGCGTCGTTGAAGCGCTTATACTCGCAGAAGTCCTCATTGCCATGGCAGTACTGGAGGGCACTGCTAGGGAGATCATGTTCGGATCCGAGAACCTTAGCGATGTATGAGCAGTATGCGTGTTCAGAGTTACAAGTGAGTGTACCGTATGGAAGTGTGTATGTGTGGTTTGATCTGTATGTGAGAGTGATGCCCACGATGTTGATTGTCTGGACTGTGTGAGAGATGGGTGTGTCTTGATCTGCGCGTCGTTTGTACTTGAGCGCGAACTTCTTGAGCTGTGCTTGCGTCATTAGGGTCATATCCTCCTCACTGACACGTTCTTCGAGGCAGTAGGAGAGTTGGGTCTTGTTGACGCGGAGGTGATGATCGCAGCTGATGGCCTGGGTGACTTCGAGGGGAATTCCTTCGATGACATAAACGGGATGCATGAGGTCCAAAATGGATTCGTCATAACAGACTTCCTCCATTAGGTAATCCTCAAGGGTCATGCCGTTTGGAAATTGGAATGTGCTTGGCATTTTCCAGAACCTGTCATAGTCGATTTGGCCGATGTATGCTGGATCTGCGCAGTCCTCAATAGGCTCGTAGTATGAGTAGAACTTGTGTGAAGGGTCACGAGAGAAGATTTGATGTGCATTGGCAGTACTGACGATCAGAGTGAGTGTGAGGGCGACCACGATGACAACAGCAGGTGTTGTTGGCTGCGTGTATGCACATGTGGTGGTGCGGCGGTGTGTGGATCTGAAGTTTGATGTCTGCGTTGTGCTGCATGAAACTGTCTCGTGTTCTTCACGTGGCTCAAGCATCTTAACGATTGTGTAGATGATATGTGCACACAGTGCGTAGACGATGAGGCGGGTGAAGTGTGTGAAGATATGTTTGGTATCTGATTCATGTGTTGTCTCATGTGCTTGTGCTCCTGTGACTGTGAGGAGAAGTGTAAGGGTGAAGCGGATGAGAGATGTACATGTAGAAGGGGAGAGGGTGTAGAAGAGGAAACAGAGTGTTCCGGTGTATGCACTGTACGGGTTGATCGCGTTGAGAATACCAAGAATCTGGAGACTGAAGCGCATACTGTGCTTGTGAGCAAGGGCGAAGCAGATCCAGGTGACAGGGTTGTTCCCAGCGAGAGTACCCGCAAGTGTGACAGATGCAGTGGTAATCTTGTAGTTATGGGATGAGATGACTGTGATAGTGAAGATGGTGCACATGATAATGATCTCGAGATATTCGATGACCCTGAGCCCGTGAATGATGTCATAAATGTAATGGTGAATGATGATACCGAGGCAGAGGGAGAGGAGATTTGTGATCTGTGCATGTCTTTGCTTGTAGAAAAGGTGGCAATGCTCTACAAAGTTCTGTGGGACCTCGTCAAGTTCAGGTATAGTGTTCTTGTGAGGAGTGATGGGAGTTAATGTAGAGAGTGTATGGCGTGTCTGCTCACGTTTTCGCTGTGCTTGAGACACATTGACAGAGCGAAGTGTTTTGTTGATGGGCAACTTTGTCTCTTGGACCTTGTACACATGCCACTTCTTACGGTTCTTGCCGGTCTGATTTGTGAGCGGGTTGTGATGTGCACCTGTCTCGTTGTTCATGTAGATCCTGATGTAGCATTGCGTCTCATTGGCGACTCGGAATATGATCTGCTCATATGTATGCCAATCACCCTGCAGCGGACCACAGCCGACATTTAACGACATCGAAACCATCGTGAGTTGTTCGCGGTTGATGATCGTAGAGACGGCATTGTAGAATGCGTTGTAACGGTGATATTTGGTGTCGAGACAGTAGCATGAGTTGACGTGTTTACATGGTGTTGGAGCGGTGTTGACACGAGCACCCCAGATGCAGAAGACGCGGCCGGATTTTGTGTATGACCCGAGGCGCCTGGCTGGAGGGGGGACGTTATATGCATTGGTCATGTCTGGAATCATCTGACTAACACCGTCGGGCCTATTGGCGCTGGCGATGCCGATGTCGATGATTGGATCGTTTGTGTTCCAGATACAACCGTTGTGCAGTGTGACGAATGTTGGTGTGCTGCGTGTGTTGACATGTGCGCTGAACTTTTGAGGATCGATTGTGCGTAAGAAGTCTTTAGTTGTTTGCTTGCAGCTTGTGTATTCATGGATGGTGATGCCGTCTGCGTCGTTGACTATCTCATCAGCTGTCCAACCCGGGAATGCGTATTGCAGTTCAACGGGGTAAACATGACTGTAAGGGTCAGCGTTGGAAGGAACAGGGAGAAGGCTAGCGATGGGATCAGTTGACGAGTTGTAGATGCGCTTAGGCCTGATCGACATGTAGTTGAATACCTGGTCCTTAGTTGATTTCTGTGCAAGAGAGTTCGCAGAACTAGCAGGGATCGATGAAGAAGAGGAAAATGTGCTAGCAGCAGAAGATGAAGACTGTGAGCAAGAGAAAGTTGTGGAATTAGGACGAAGAGAGATGTTATCATTGACAGAAGATGTGTCGATTTCAACATGGCTATTGACATATCCTTGGGTGTGGACGATTGTGGTGTCTGGATGAGGGATGATGCCACAGGGAATATCATAATCAATCTTGAATGGTGTAGTCTGTCTGTAAATCGTCTGATAATGTGCAGTATCAATGTCTGACTCCTTGTCAAGTGTGTACTCCGTGTGATTGTAATATTTCGTGTTTGGGAAGATCCTAATCGTGCCGTCTACATTAACCACTGGCATGTAGTCAACGCGGCGAACAGCTAGGTGTGGAAAATCTTCCGGATGTAGGGGACCGAGCGTGGTGTGATCATAGTCCTTCAGTGTTTTGTTGATGAACACAAGATCGCCACGGATGATAACAGTGTCGTTGTATGTGAAGATCTCGTTTTGTGTGTGTACCTCAAGATAGGCTTCGACTGGCTGTCCTGATGGGATGTTGTAGTAGCGTTTGTAGCTGAAAACGGTGTGTGTGTATTTGGAACATTCAGAGTCGAGGTGCCCAAACCCAACACATCCATTACAAAATTTAGTAGTGGTGTGATAGTGGTCTGTGTATGCACCGTTTGAGATGATGCCCTTCTTGAGTGTTACTTCAGGAAGATGATGTTGGTAGGAGAAGAGGAAATATAGATGGAAGTCGTTACGAGTGTAATACTTGAGAAGTTGTTTTGGAAATAGACGAAGAGAAATAGTGAGAAGATAGCGGAGAGAGAGCCACATGACGATGAAGAGGAGGAAGGGTGCAATCATACCGTGCCCAATTCTTGAGGGATTGGTAGGTGCAGTGATTCCACCTACAATCGTGATGCATGATAGGAAAATGATGGTGATCAATCCTACGACAGTGCTGAGAGATGAGTTCATTTCGGGACGTACTTGGGATAGTTGGATTTGTCTAATCAACCAGGTTGCAGTAATGAGCAGGGAGATCGCAGAAAGTCCTGTATCAAGAGTGACACGTGGGGCGATAGTGATCTCAAATGCGTCGGTTGGTGGAGTGCAACACATGATTGTGACAATTGGGAGGAGAGGGCCGACACGCCTTACTAAGCTCTGGAGGTTGATCATTGAAGACCGAACAGAGCTCTTCAGAGCATGGGTTTTCTCGTGACTGCATGATGTGTTTTCGGATGATCGGGTCGCACCTACGGCAACAAGGAAATCCCTTAGCCTGGTTGTCAACCTGGCAACCAAAATGTAGGTCAGAGCAGGCAACGAAAGCACAATCCCGCACAACACCAATCCCGCATTGAAGAGGGCACCAAACCAGAATATGGTCTGCGCGGCGTGTTGATTGCTGCGGAAGAAAGCGCGAGCGTCGTATGCATCGTTGGCGAGAACAGTGAGTGTGACCACAGAGGGATATTGCGATCCATGGGCGCTGGTTAGCTTCACACTTCTGATCGAGCGTTTGTCCATCCTGGTGGTAGTCTTGCTAGATGAATCGAACCATCTAGCGGGGCTGGTCCATTCGAGCGAGCTTCGTACACTTTCATTGAAGAAAGTGGTCCTGAGAGTCAATCTGACGGCAGACAGAACAGTCGTGCCACGGTCGAGGATCCTAAGCAATAGGAAGAGACTGAGGGATGTTGCCAACAACAATAGAACCTCAAAAGGCTCCATGGTCGGAAACGCTGGAAAACTGGGAAGATTTATTTGATGCAGTGGGATAAGTACGTGGAACGTAACGT